TCCAGTGGAGTTTCTTGCGAAGGGTGTCGAAATAGCTCCAGCCGCGCGGATGCAGGAACAGAATGCTGTGTCTCGATCGCTGCACGGTGATCCGGTCTCCATGAAGGAGCGAGGCCAGGGATTGCGAGTCGAAATTGGCGCTGGCGTCACGGCCAGCGACGATTTCGATGGTGACTTCGGTGTCGTCGGACAGAACGATCGGTCGGTTCGACAAGGTATGGGGCGCGATGGGGCACAGCACCCATCCAGGCACGGAGGGATGCAAGAGAGGCCCTCCCGCGGACAGGGCGTAGGCGGTTGCACCGGTCGGGGTGGCGATGATCAGGCCGTCGGCGCGCTGATTGGCGACAAAATGGCCGCCAACTTCGACGCGCAACTCCACCATGCCGGAGATTGCGCCACGGTTGACCACCACATCGTTCATGGCCAGCGCATCGAATACGCAATGTCCGTCCCGCATGACACTTGCATGCATGAGGCTTCGCCGATCCTCCACATAGTCCCCGCGAAGCATCGGCGCGAGCGTAAGCCGGAACTTTTCGAGCGAAATGTCGGTGATGAAGCCCAATCGACCCTGATTGATGCCGATCAGCGGCACGGCGAAGGGCGCGAGCTGGCGACCGATCCCGAGCATGGTTCCGTCGCCGCCCACGACCAGGCCAAGGTCGCACCGTGCCCCGATTTCAGGCACTTTGACCAGCGGGTATCCGCCGAGGCCGGTGTTGTTCGCGGTTTCCTGTTCCACCATCACGTCGCAACCCTGGGCGGTCAGGAACTCGGCGACATCTTCCAGGACCCGCCGCATGGCACCGGACTGCCCGCCGGAGAGGCTGGCATGGTACTTTCCGATGAGCGCCACATGGCGGAATATCGAAGTCATCGCCAAATTACATCATTAAAGCGATGTGATTTCTTTCTTCAATCGCTTCTTTAGTAGCTCTTTTGCAGGGCTTTCCTTTTCGCCTTCGATCACCGCAAGGGTGATCCATCTGGCCGGGTTCTCGTTCAGTTCGACTGCCAGATTTCCGGCTAGTACCGGCGACAGGTGACCGGCGTTTTTCGCGTTCCTCAGTGCGTTTCTGTGCACGTGTAGGCGCTCAGCCCAAACAGGCATCGGGGCAATTTTCAGGGCTTTCTCTAGCAGATTTAGTGTTGTTTGCATAGCGATATTTCTCCTGTTGTAAATCGGCACAAATCATTTGTGCATATTGCACTTATCACAGGTGCAGTTTAACAATCCGTCTGCACAAACGGTTTGTGCATTTTTCCTTGCTCGATGTCTGTCCTCTCCCTCATCCTTCGCGGTTTCGGCTGGCGCCTCGGCGCCCTGCTCGCCGTTGGCCTCGTTGCTTCCCTTTCCCGGTGGCTGGCATGAACGTCGCGGCGCTCTTCGTTCGTAAGACCAGCCATTACAAGCGCCTTCCTGGCGTTGACTGCTACGACTCCGAGCGTGATGCATTGACCTGGTGCGGCGGTTGTCCTGGTGTTTTTCATCCGCCTTGTCGTGCATGGGGCAAGCTCTCGCACCTGGCGAAGCCTCGTCCTGGTGAGATGGACTTGGCGCGTTGGTCGATGTCGATGGTTCGGCGGTTTGGTGGGGTCGTCGAGCATCCGAAAACGTCCCGTTTGTGGTCTGAGTCCGGTTGTATCGGGTACGGTTTGCGCGATCAGTTTGGCGGTCTGCTGTTGCCGGTCTATCAGTCCTGGTGGGGCCATCGGGCGCCCAAAGAGACCTGCTTTTATGTCGTCGGTCCTTTGCCTGAGCTGCCGGAATACCAGGCGCCTCGGATGGTTCAGTCCGTGGAGTCGATGTCGCAAGCGTCCCGCGAGGCTACGCCCTTTGACCTGGCGGTTTGGCTTGTCGGCGTTGCTCGTTCCTGCGGGGTTCCGGCATGACTCCGCAAGTCCATGTTTACACCGTGACTTGGGCCTCTCGTGTCGGGCCTTGTGTTCGGCGTTTCTTCACCCCGGACAGTATGGATGGATTCATCCTCGAATGGCGACGCCTGAACGGATTCCGGTCTGTCGTTTGGGATACCCCTTTTCTCGCCCGTGCGGCGATCTTCTGACCTTTTCCATGGCCTGCACCAGTTCTACCCCTTCCCTGTCCACCAAGGCGCAGACGCGCCACACGCCGGGCGGAGCTTGCGACGCACGAGCGGGCGGCGAGTCGAAGCCTTGCCCCCCTGCTCTAACAGGGGGGGAAAGTTTCTGCGGGGGCGCGATAGTTGATTGGTTAACGGTTACTTGGCTCCCTGAGCCGGATGAACATGTCCCGGCGATGGTTCTGGATTTCCTCGGGGATTTCATCGGTCCTGTCTCGGGCGTTGAGTCTCCCGGCATGTTTGGGTATCAATCCGGTGTGCGGTTCTTCGTTGATCGTGACGGCACCAAGGTGCACGTGGGTCGGGTGGATTTCGGGGGCAATCATCACAAGATGCGCGCTCGGCTGGACCTTTCCGGTACGGCCTGCGCTCTCGTCAAAGAGTGGACAGGCGTCCAAGATTGGATCGCTCGACAGTTTGACTACAAGATCACTCGCGTTGACCTGGCGGTTGATTGCCTCATGGGCGAATTTGGCGTGGATGATGCGGTGGAATGGTTCCGTGCTGGTGAATTTCACGCGGGCGGGCGTCGGCCTCGTCACTCAACACCGGGGGACTGGCTTGATCCTCACTATGGGCGCACGCTTGAGATTGGGCGGCGCGAAAACGGGAAGATGCTCCGCTGCTACGAGAAGGGCCGGCAGCTCGGTGATTCAGTGTCTCCGTGGACCCGCTTCGAAGTGGAGCTACGCAACATTGATCGCGATATCCCTTTGGATGTTTTGATTGATCGGGACCGTTATTTCACCGGCGCTTACAAGTGCCTTGCCCGGATTCTCGACGCTGCTGCGGAACGAATCCGCACTCATCAAAAAGAGGGCGAAATTGCTCTCGAAAAACTCACTTTGCACGCCCGTTCTTCCTATGGGCAGCTGCTCCATGTTCTTCGTCTCAAGCTCTCGGCCTCTGAGGTCTTGGACGAACTATCCCGCCCGGGCATTCCAAAGCGACTGGAAAAGGCAAGCCTCGGCGGATTCATTAACGCGGGGTCGCTTCCTGCTCTTCATCAGAAGGAAAAATGCCATGAAAACGAACGTGATTGGGTTTGAGATTTCGGAAGGCACTTCCAAGAAATCGGGCAATGCCTACAGCATTGGCAAGCTTTACGCGGCCTTGCCTCTGGCCGCTGCCAAGGGCTCCAAAGGCTACATGGGCAGCGAGTATCGCTGTGAGCCCTCAGTGCTTCGCAAGGTCGAACACCTTGCGCCGCCTTTCATGGCTGAAATCGAGTTCCAAGACGTTATGCGTTTTGGCGAGCGCAAACAGGAAATCGTTTCCATTTCTCCCATTGATTCCCGGGCCGCTGCGGCCCCTTCAGGCGCTCCGGGGACCTCGGTCGCGACCCGCTGAAAAAAACAGCCTGTGGGCCGTTATGAGTGGCCCATGGAGTGTTTTTTGGAGGAGTCATGGAAGTTATCCAATGTAACGATTGCGGGTGTGTTGCTCCTAACGAGGGGTATAGCGAGGTTTCGGCGTCTGACCTCATGGATCAATTCGAGGCTGGCGAGTTGGACTGGGAGGAATACCAAAGTGCGCTTGGTGAAACTCGGTTCGCCTGTCCTTCGTGCTGCTCTCTGAATACGGAGGTTTCCGGCTGCTGAGATTTCAGCCTGTGGGCCGTTCTGGGCGGTCCATGGGGTGCAATTTCGCACCGTTTACTAGGAGTGTTCAAAATGAACTTCGTTCTTGAAAAGGCGCAAAGCGCCGTGCGTTCTGTCCAAGACTGGGCCGGTTCCAAAGTTACGGCCGTTGTGGCTTTGGGTGTCGCTGGTGCTTCTTCGGCTCATGCCGCGCTTCCCGACGGCGTGGAAACCGCAATCACCACCTACCAGACCGACGCAGGAACCGCCATCGGTTTCGTCATCGGTGCCGGTGTGGTGATCTGGGGTTTGATCAAGCTCGGTCGCAAGTTCGGCTGGATGTGACATGCCTCAAGCGGGCTATCTGTTCAAGGGTGTCTGTTTCCCGGATGCCCTCAGCGCCCGTCAGGCGGCGTGCTCCGAGTTCCCGCTAACGTGGGCCTCGGGCACGTCCGTTTATTCCCTCTCTTGTTCTCCGACCATTGATCTGGAGTCGTCCTCTATGTCGATGTGTCGGACTACTGACGGCGGGCCGTGCGCTACTACTTCGCAGCCTTGGCCTACCTTCCCCGATTGCAATTTCTCCGGCTCCTCCGATCTGGTTTTGGATTGGGGTTTCTTGGCAATGTCACTTCTCGTCGTGATTTGGGGCGGTAAGCGCCTCGCGGCGCTCTTCAATACCCACCATGTACCGGACTGACCATGTATGACCTACGAGCACTTCAACCTCTTAAATATTGCGCTCGGTTGTGGCTTGTTGTTTGTTGCCTCTTGGGTGCTTTTCAAGTAGCCCACGCAGCCAAGCTTCCCGACTTCAAACAAACCGGCGCGAACGTCACCAGCAACAGCGCAAAAATCGGCATGACCGGCAACGGTGTCGAGTGGGGCTCAACGATTCCGATTTCGCCTGTTGTCGGCGGCTGGACTTACGCGGGGAATTACGGTATCCCTCAAGCTGCCAAAGGGACAACTATGAACATGAGTGCCAGCGGTGATGTTTTCATCGCTGGCACCAAATACCCGTTTCAAGCCGGGTACACAGTGCCAGCCTCCAATGTGTGGTCCGGCCTCGTCTCTGCTGCGTCTATCGTTGGTGGCATGGCTGGCGGTCCGGTTGGCTTGAGCATTCTCGTCGCATCGACGGCTGCACCGTACATTAAAGAGTGGTTCGAAGATTCCGGAATGCGTGTCAAGCCTGACGGCTCCAACACTATCCAGCGAGGGGACCCCTATTATTGCGGCGTCGCGCCCTGCTACGAATACAACGGGAACACCTATTCCCTTCAATGGCGGGCGAATCCGCAAACCGCTTGCGTCGAGTGGGTCAATCTTTATTCCAACCTCTATACCTACGTTGACACGCAGAACGCTGGGGGCGGTAACTACACCTGCGTTCGCAAGGACAAGGGAACGAATGTCGTTAGCGGCTTCCAGCTCGGCAAGCGTGCGCGCGCGGTTGACGCGATCAAGCAATGGTTCGATATGCCCAGCATGTCCGACATTGCTCCCTATATGCAGGCGAAGCCCTTTGATCCCCGCGTCGTGCCGGAAATCCTCGCCCAGGGTGGTGATATTCCAATGCCCGCGCCCACTGTCACCGGCCCCACTACGCTTCCGGGGCCGACAGAGACGATCCGTAACGCTGACGGTACGACGACGACGCGGCAAACGCAGCAGAACTACCAGATCAGCGGCGACACGATTACGAACATAACGAACATCACGACGACGACGAACTACAACAGTTCTTCGCAGGTAATCTCAACGTCCACCAGCACCGTTACGCCTGCGCCAAATCAACCCACGCAGGATTACAACATTTGCCGCACCAATCCTGATTCTGTCGCGTGTGCCACGAAAAAATACCTCGATCGCATGGCTGACGGTATCGAAAAGATCGCGAATAAACCCGACACTGCCGCCTCTGCGCCGCAGTCTCCGGCCTCTGCGACGCAAAGCGATTGCGAGAAACACCCGGATTGGGTGGGCTGCCGTGATATTGGCACGCCTCCCACAGAGGATATTCCGCGGCGGACTGTGACTCTGGCCTATACGCCTGAAAACCATTTTGGCGGTGGTTCCTGCCCTTCGAATCAGTCGATGCAGATTCAAGGCGGTCCGAGCGTCGTGATTTCGAATTGGACGCCGATTTGTGATCAGATCACGACCTTTGTTCGTCCGTTGTTGTTGGTCTTGGCCGCGCTGGGTTCCTTGATGGTTCTCGCTCCCGGCCTGCGCGATGGAGCTGCATGATGCCGCTCGCTGCTTGGCTTTTGGCGATGGTGACTCCGATGATCGGGCGCATCCTCGTTTCGCTCGGCTTTTCTGTGGTCACTGTCACCGGGATGACGCTGGTAATCACGACGGCGCGGGATCACTTCCTGACGCTGGCTAATAGCCTTCCTGCGGACATGCTGAATATCTTTCTTCTGGCCGGTGGTGGTGTGGGCTTCGGGATGCTCATGGGCGCTGTCACTACCCGCGTGGTCATTTGGCAGATTCAGAATTCCACCAAGTTTCTCGGGGCTAATCCAGCATGAGTATTACCCTGATAACGGGCGTTCCCGGTTCGGGTAAAACGCTCTACACCGTTTCCAAGCTGCTCGGGCCTGTCGTCGGTTCGCAAATCCCGGTCGATGATGACGATGGCCGAACCGTCATGCATGCCCGTGGCATCTTCTCGAACATTAACGGTCTCCAGCTCGATCATGAGTTGATCGACGCGAATGGGGGATGGAGCTACAAGGACAAGTCTTGGTCCTTCGAAGGTAACTCCGGCGGGCTGCATGATTGGCACGAGTGGGCACAACCTGGCGCGTTCATCGTCTTTGATGAGTTTCAAAAAGCTTGGCCTCCGCGTCCGAATGGCGCTCCAGTTCCTCCCGATGTGCAGGCGCTCGACACCCATCGGCACATGGGCGTCGATTTCGTGCTGCTCACGCAAAACCCGCTTAACGTGGACCGGCATGTCCTGGGCCTCGTTGACCGTCATCTACACATCCGGCGCGTGGCGAATTCCGCAGTCGCGATCGTCTATGAGTGGGATCATGCCTCCCGCTCCTTCTTGTACAAAAATGCGGTCAACCGTTCGCCTTGGCGGTACGACAAAAAAGCCTACAAGCTTTATAAATCGGCGCGCGTGCATACCAAGCAACGGCGAAGCATTCCCGGCCTCGTGTGGTTCGTTCTGATGGGGTTGGCGGCCCTTCTTTGGCTTGCTCCAGCGACCTATCAGCGTGTTGCGGCTAAGGGCGTGGCCGTGCCTCGTTCTGGCGCTTCGGCTCCTGCTGTTCCTGCGTCTTCAGCTCGATCTGGTGCGTCGGCTCCGCATTCGCTCGATGCTGAGTTAGCCAAGCTCGGCCATGGTGTCAAAGAGGCAACGAAAGAACAAGCGGCAGAGGATGATTCGGTCGGTTGCGTGCTTTCTGGTCCTGTCTGCAAGTGCTACGACGAGGATGGCAAGTCTCTCCCTGTTGAACTGTCCTATTGTGAGGCCCGTACCGGGCATCTTGGCGCGGTGCGTTTGTCTGACGAGCTGGCTATTCTTCGTCTCGAAGATCGTCCACCTGTCACGCCACAAGCTGAGTTGCGTTTCCTTGCCGCAGTCCATGGCGATAAGTTGCGGCGCGTCGAATGGGGCCGGCCCGGTCCTGCGCTTCCTCCCTGAAAAGCAAACGGGGGACCCAAAACGACCGAATGGGAGTGCCCCGCAGGGTTGGGGGCTGGGGTATGGGGGAGCATCCCCCATGGTGGCGGGTTGCTCAGGCATTGCCCTTTTTCCGTGGCACACTCCCGAAAAATACAAAGGGGGTCTCATGGGCATGCATGACCGCGATTGGTACAAAGAAGCTGCACGCGACCGCGACCGCAAACTTAGTCAACAGCGCCAGAATCGTTTTCGGTTCCGCCTGCCAGTGTTCCGCAAGCGCTACGATCTTTCGGCCTACAACTTCGAGAAACCTCCCGGCCTGCATCCGGTCTGGATTGCGCTCATTTGGGCGGTGGTGTTCCTGGTGCTTTTCGTCATCATCAAACACTTCCGCCATTGAATGCTCGTTGGATACGCTCGCGTGTCCACGTTGGAGCAGAACACAGCGGCACAGCTTGCTGCATTCCATCGGGCCGGAATCGTTCAGGTCGTGCAGGAAAAGCGTTCAGCGGTGAAGGACCGGCCCGAACTCGTCAAGCTGCTGCGCCGTCTCCAGCCGGGGGACACACTCGTCGTCTACAAGCTCGACCGGCTTGCCCGGTCGGTTAGTCACTTCGTCCGGGTCTTTGAGGACCTCAAGGGCCGAGGCATCGGCTTCCGAAGCCTGACCGAATCCATTGAAACTGACAGTCCGCAAGGTCGGATGTTCCTGCACCTGCTGAGTGCCTTTGCGGAATTCGAGCGGGATTTGATCCGAGAGCGCTGCCTTGCTGGCCAGCGTGCCGCGAGGGCGGCGGGGAAGATGTGGGGGAAGAAACGCGCCTTGAACGATCAGGAAGTTCGGGAAGTCGTCACGATCTGGCGCAATGGCTGGGCGCACCAATCGACCATCGCGGCCATGTACGGCATCTCGACCTCCTGCCTTCGGGACCACATACACCGGGCAGAAGGCCGGGGCCGATGGCGGGCGAGCTTACGGCCGTAAAATGGTTTCATGCTGGACGATCGTTCCAAGTTGTTGTTGAAAGCGCTGGTCGAGCGCTACATCGCGGACGGCTCGCCGGTGGGCTCGCGCACCTTGTCCAAGGCTTCGGGTCTGGAGCTGTCCCCCGCCACCATCCGCAACGTCATGTCCGATCTGGAGGAACTCGGGTTGATCGCGAGCCCGCACACCTCGGCCGGTCGCGTCCCGACGGCTCGCGGCTATCGGCTTTTTGTCGACACCATGCTGACCGTCAACCGGGAGCGGCTGGACACGCCCAGTCTTGCACCCGATCAGCCCCAGCGGGTGATTGCCAACGCGGCGAATCTGCTATCCAGCCTGTCGCAGTTTGTGGGCGTCGTCATGGCGCCGAAGCGCAGTTCCGTGTTTCGCCACATCGAGTTTCTGCGCCTTTCTGAACGACGCTTTCTCGTCATCATCGTTTCGCCCGATGGCGACGTGCAGAACCGTGTCATCTTCACCCAGGCAGACTACACCCAGAGTCAACTGGTTGAGGCCGCGAACTACCTCAACATGCACTTCACCGGTTTGGCCATCGAACAGGTTCGGGAAAAACTGCAGCACGAAGTCGATACATTGCGCGGCGAGATTGCCACATTGATGCAAGCCGCGGTCCAGGTGGGGTCGGACGCGCTGGCGCAATCTCAGCACGAGGTGGTCATTTCCGGTGAACGAAACCTGCTGTCGGTCAGCGATTTCTCGGGTGATCTCAATCACCTGCGGCGTGCGTTCGATCTCTTCGAGCAAAAGACGCAGCTGATGCGTCTGCTCGACGTATCCAGTCAGGCCGACGGGGTACGCATCTACATCGGTGGTGAGAGCCAGATCGTGCCCTTCGAGGAGCTGTCGATCGTCAGTTCACCGTACGAGGTGGATGGTGTCGTGGTGGGCACGCTGGGCGTGATCGGTCCTACACGCATGCCTTACGACCGGATGATTCAGATCGTCGACATCACGTCCAAACTGGTCAGCAATGCACTCAGTCACACCCGATAGTGCCTTTACAATCGGCGCCCGGCGGTGCTGATCGCCTGACGGGGCGTTAGCTCAGTTGGTCAGAGCAGAGGACTCATAA